GCTTGGCGCTATCCGCGAAACCAAGGCGCTCAAATTAGAATTGAAGGATCTGGAAGATCAGCGGATAAGCCTAAACGATGTTAGCGGCCGCACCCTAACAGCCGAAGCAAAACTGACCGCAGAACAAAAAGCACAGCTTGATTTGTGGGCGAAATTGCACCCCGCAATGGCCACCTATGTGCAGACGGTCACGGATCTGAAAGCTGGCGTGGATGCCAAGCTCATTTCGGATGAACGGGCGAACGAATTGCAGGCGGAAGCACTGGCGCTTTATGAAGCGACCACCCCCGCCGCAATCGCCGCAGCCGAAGCCGCCAAAACAGCGCAGAAGGAAGAAGAAGAACGCCTGAAAAAGCTCAATGAACTGACCGCCGAACAGATCGCCCTGCAGGGGGCGGTTGCCGATACCGCCGGGGCCATGGCCGATTCGATTGTTGACTTCGCCCTGACCGGGGAACAGTCATTTGGTGAAATGGCCGAAGCGATCATCAAGGATCTGATCAAGATGATCATTCAGGCTCAAATCTTCAACGCCCTGACCGGCGCCCTATCCGGAACCAGCCTTGGAACCAGCATGGGGATCCCACCACCCACGGCAAGCGCCAACGGCAACGCCTTCGCAGGCGGCAACGTGATCCCCTTCGCCAAGGGCGGGGTGATATCAGGCCCAACCATGGCCCCCATGGCCCTCATGGGCGAAGCTGGCCCCGAAGCGGTGCTTCCACTACAAAGGGGCAAGGGCGGAAAGCTTGGCGTGGTGGCCCAAGGTGGGGGCGGTGGTGGTGGCGTGACCGTCAACGTGGTGAACAACCAACCCGATTCCGAAGTGGATGTGAAAACCAGCCCGGACGGAATGACCATCGATGTGATGATTGAGCAGAAAGTGAACCAAGGATTGGGCAATGGTGCATTCGATAAATCGCTGAACAGTAGTTTCGGCCTAAGTCGCAAAGGATTCTAAAATGGCAGAAACATGGCCCCCACAATTACAGCAATTCCTGCAGCGCGGCACGTTCAGCCAAACGCAGCAAGATACCAACATCCGGACAAGCGTGGAAACCGGGCCGGTCAAACAGCGCCGCCGATTCACGCAGCCCATGACCGAAATGGCTTGCGAAATATGGGTGCCCAATGATCTGTATCTGATATTCGAAAACTTTTACAACATCACGCTATTGAACGGCACCTTGGAATTCGATTTCGATGATCCGATCACCGCACAGCCCGGGTTATGGCGATTCGCCGCGCCGTTCACCACCACGCTGGTGGGTGGCCTGACTTACAAAATCGCGATGAAGTGGGAGCGTATGCCGTGAGCAGGGATTTCACCCAAGCCAGCCTGAACGAAATGAACGCCGTGAACAGCGGCGAAGCCTTCCTGTTTTTGCTGCAAATGGATTATATAAACCCGGTCACGGTGCTGCCTGAAACCCTGTATTTTGTGAACAACAACGTGCAAGTGACCGCATTCAATAATCAGTATTTGCCGCTGGCCTTCAACATTGTTTTGAACACGCAAGACGATTCCAAATTGCCCACCGTGGGGCTGGTGTTGGATAACGTGGATCGGGAACTGGTCGGTGAAATCCGAAGCCTGCAGGAACCCCCGGTGATCACTCTCACTTTGGTCGCGGCAAGTCGCCCCCAAACCGCCGAAATGGTGTTGACCAATTTGGTGTTGCGGGATGTTAGCTATGATGCCCAACAGATCAGTGGCACCCTGTACGTGAACGATATCCTGAACCAGCGATTCCCCCGGGATCGATACACGCCCACCAACGCGCCGGGGTTATTTTAATGAGCAAGAAAATGAATCCGATTCAGGTGATTGGGATCCCCTATCTTGACCGGGGCCGAACCATCAAGGGCGCCGATTGTTGGGGCTTGGCCTGCATTGTTTTGAAGAACTTTTTCGGGATCAAGCTTCCGAACTTCAACGGTGAATATGATTCGGTGGAAGAACTGGAAGGCGTCCAGAAAACATACATGGATAAAAAGGATTTATTCGATGCCATCAATTTCGATGATCGCGCCGCCGGGGATCTGATGGTTTTCAGGATCAAAGGAATGCCGGTTCATGTGGGGGTGGTGATTGATCAATCGTTTATGATCCATACACTGCCCGGGCACCACAGTGTTCGTGAGCGTTATCAGGCGCCCACATGGGCCAAACGAATCGAAGGGGTTTACCGATGGGCCAAATAGTTGTTCGCCCCCATGTAGTCAATACCAGTGGCACGATATACCGTGAAAATGAAGGCGGTTTATCTGTCCAGCAAATGGTTGATCAAACCAATACCCCGGATGAAATGCGGGAATATATTGAGGTTTTCATCAATGGGATGCACATCGACCGGGAGACTTGGCGCGATGTGGTTCCGGATCAGGAAGATCATGTATTAATCGCAGCGGTTCCGAAGGGCGGCGGCAAGAATATCCTTCGCATTGTGGCCCTTGTGGCCCTGATGGTATTCGCGCCCCAAGTGGCGATTGCCTACGGCATGACCGGGGTGGCAGCCTTCGCCACCACAACCGCGATTTATGTGGCCGGAACGCTGGCGATCAACGCGATATTCCCACCCCCGGGCCTGAATATGGACTCCCTATCCGGGGGCGGCACTGAAAGCCCCACGCTATCGATATCAGGGCAGCGGAACAGCACCCGACCCTATGGGGCTATTACCCGGGTTTATGGCTCACATCGCATTTGGCCGCCCAATCTGGCCGAACCGTACCTGCAAACCGTGGGTGATCGGGATCAATATTTGTACATGCTTTTGGATCTTGGCGTGGGTGAATTGGGGGTGAACGATATCCGGATTGGTGATACCCGGATCAACCAGTACAAGGAAGCCAGCTTCAAAATCCATGCAGGCGTGAAGGATGGCAGCGGTTTAACCAAATACACCAAGGATGTGAGCAGTGAAACCTTCGCGGTTGAACTGAAACAGAACGTGGAACAGATCCGCCAAACCGGGCCTGCCAATTCGGCCCAAGTGGATATCACCTTCCCCACCGGATTGTTCGAACTTAACAAAAAGGGCAAAAAGATATCCCGATCCGTTCAGATCGCGCTGGAATATCGGAAGGTGGGGGATGTGGATTGGATCCGCTTCGGCGCCGGGGATTATGAGTTTTCCCGGGATGTTCGGGTGAACAGCGGATGGAACTTCGGCAGCCCATACAACGGGTTCCAATTATTCACCGATCAACAGGATGTTGGGGATCCGCTGGAAGGCACTCAAATCACGTTTGTGGGCAGCCAATACGACCCCTTCCCCGACTATACCCCGGACTATGCAAGTGGCGCACCGCAGCCCACAATCGGCTTCCCGGCGGATACAACCGATATCATCGTGAACACCCCGCAGGAAATCCCCGCCGGGGCGTATTTGTGGATCAACGGGAACAGCTACCAGACCACCGCCGTGACCCCTGCAGGCGATGGCGTGACCATGCCGATCAATCCACCGCTGGCCACCGATTTCATCACCGTGCCGTTTGAATATGAACAGCCAGCCGGGGCCGAAGTCCCGGGCGCCGTGAACGCTGGCACCGGAACCTTCGTGGAGGTTCCCGATTACATTTCGACCGGCACCGTGCTGAACTTCGCGGCCCGAACCTTCACCGTGACCGATGAAACCACCCAACCGTTCACCGTGCAGGCCACGGTACAATTCCCGGAACTGGCAACGTGGGAAATCCGCCTGACCCGAATCACATCGAACCCGGATCTGACAAACAACCTTTACGGCGCCTCAATTTCCACCCTGACCGCGATCCGATCGATCCTGAACACGGCCCCCTTCGAATTCGATGTGCCGCATACGGTGATTGAGCTTCGAATCAAGGCCACCGATCAGTTGAACGGCGTGATCGATACGCTGAACATGAGGGCGCTTTCAAGGCTTCGGATCTGGAATGGATCGGAATGGATATTTACAGGCACCGCAAACCCGGCGTGGATTGCTTACGATATCCTGACCGGCGACAGCACCCCCAACCCCATCGCGGAAGATAAAATCGATGTGGAATCCTTCCGCCAGTTTGGGAACTGGTGTTTCACCCAAGCGCCAAGCAATGCGGAATCTTCCTTCCGGTGCGATACGGTTGTGGATTACAACACCACCGTTTGGGAACTGGTCAAATCCGTGGTGAACCAAGCGCGTGGATCCCTGATCGTTCAGGATGGCGTTTATCGGATGATATGGGACAAGGAACCCACGATCCCGGTTCAGCTAATCACCCCGATGAATTCGTGGGGGTTCAGTGGAAAGCGCAGTTTCGTGGAAGTCCCGGATGCCATTCGGATGAAGTTTATCGACCCGGATGCGGATTGGCAGCAAAAGGAAGTGATCGTTTACAACGATGGGCAAAGCGCGGCGACCGCTGAGAAGTTTCAGGATATCGCCACGTTCGGCGTGACCCGATCAACGCAGGCGTGGCGGGATGGTCGGTACTATCTGGCGCAGGCTATTTTGAGGCAGGAAATCTTCACCGTTTCCATGGATCTGGAAAATCTGGTTTGCCAGCGCGGGGATTACGTGCAGGTTCAACAGGATGTTGCCCGGATTGGTGGCGTACCGGGCCGGGTGGTGGCGTCCAGCGCAACCACGGTTCAATCCACCGAACCCTTCGACCCCGGGCCTGACCTGACCGCCACCGTGACCATGACCAACTTGGCGCCAGCGGTTTACAGCGCCGACACGGGCGTGATTCCCCCGTACAGCCCGAAGATCGCGCCGGATATCAATGTGCCCCCGCCCCATGTAAAGAACCTCAAAGTGGCGCAGGAACCCTTGGACAAGAACGGCAACATCACGTTCCTGTTTGTGGATCGGGTGCCGTACACCAACATCCGATTGTTTTGGGACAAGCCCAACAGCGCAGTGAGTTCGCAGTATCAAATTTACGCCTATCTGAATCAGGTTTGGACGCATGTGGACACGGTTTCCAAGAATGAATATTACTTCTTCAAGGATCAACCGATTGCCGGTGCCGATGGGCAGGATATTCTGGAAACCTTTTACTTCTTCCGGGTGCTGGCAGTTGGCCCCACCGGACTGAAACAGGAATTGGAAACCGCGCCTTGGACGCTGATCTTCCCGGTGGGTGATACGCAGGCGCCCCGGCCCCTTGAATTCTTCCGGGTGGAGATCCTGCAGGAAACGCTTTTGCTGAACTGGTCGGCGGATCCGCTGGATGAAGATATCGGCGGATATGATTTGAGGTTCAGCCCCCGGGTGGATGGATCCGTGACTTGGGAACGGTCGAACGTGCTGATCCAATCACTGGCATGGAACAACACCACCGCCAAGGTGAACGCCCGAACCGGCACGTATCTGGTGCGGCCTTACGATACCAGCGGCAACCGTGGCCCGGTGGCCGAATACATCACCACCGTGACCGATTTAAACGGCAATCTGGTGATCGATACCGTCACAAGCGTGAACTTCCAAGGCCCGAAAACGAACTGCTTTTTGAACGGCGCCAATGAACTGGAAGTGACCGATCCCACCAAGATCGCGTATTACTATTTCGAAGGCGTTTCGCTTTTGGAATCCTCATTCCTGACCCGGATCATCGATACCATAATTGGGCGCGGCGAAATCGATGGCGGGTTCCAATCTGATCAATGGGAAGTGATCCCGGAATTCCAGTTTGCGACCGATGGCGGCAAGACGATGGCAGATTGGCCAACGCTGGCAGAAATCGATCCGCTGAATCAGGATGAATTCACATGGTCGGATTGGACGCCGTTCAATGTGCGCGATGTGGCCGGGGCGCGATTCGCCTTCCGCCTTGCCATTCGCTCACTGGATAACGGCGACACCACCCCCGTGATTGAACATGCCACCATGGTGGTTTCCCAACCCGAACGGACTTCCGGCGATGTGTTTGGCCCGTATCCTTCCGGGGCTTATGAGATATTTTTCACCGATGCCAATGGGAAGGCGGTGCCGTTTTATCAACCCCCGGCCATTAGCCTGACCCTGCAGATCAACAACAACCTGAACACGGCCGAAGTGGTTTCCGTGACCCGGTTCGGATTTATTGTGGATTTGAATTTCAGTATACCGACCGGCACAATCGCATGGACTGCAGTGGGCCATGGATACCAACAGATCGCGCCAGCGGCCACCCTGAATTTACCCGGAGTAATAACGCAATGAGCCAATTTCAGTGGCAGACGATTGACCCCAACACCACAAGCGGATCGCAGCTTGCCACCGAACTGAACCTTGGGGAAGCGGCCTTGCATACCAACCACAAGGGGCCGAACCGCCCCGCCTATGTGGTGCCGGGAATGCTTTGGATCGATGATACGGATCCCCTGCTTTGGGAAGTGAATATCTTCGATGGCGTGAATGATGCTCAAATGGGAATTGTGAATACCTTTTCCTCAAAGTTCACCGCCGTGGTATCCGCTTTCGGCGTGACCTATGATCCATCGGGTTCGAACCTGACCAGCACCAACGTGCAGGGCGCCATCGATGAGCTTGATTCCAAAAAGCTCGATAAATCCGGCGGCACAATGTCCGGCGGCCTCAATATGGGCGGCAATATCCTGAACAACTTGCCCGCCCCCACCGCCAACAATCACGCCACCCGGAAGGATTATGTGGATACCGCCGACAACCTTCGGGTGAGCAAGACAGGCGGCACCATGT